GATGCTTTTGCCTCTACAATCACAGATTCTGGCTGCCAATATTTATATTGCTCTAATGCTAGTCTCCGTAGTTCTGGGAACTCGTATCTACCTTTGATAGCATCTAACAATATTAAACAGGCTCCACTGTCTTCACTAGGATAAAAAATACCCCAAGTGGTAATAGCTGAGTAGTCTGCTGTTTCTTTTTTCAAGAAAGCTGTATCGTAAGACTGTATTACGTGATGTAGTTGTGGTATCTCCTCATCAGTATATTTCATCCACCACTCACGTTTTAATATTGCACCTTCCTCAGAAGTTGGTTGTTGCATCCATTGTGCGTTCCATTTAGCAACGGGCAGTGTTGCTTTTACTTTCTCTAATTCATCTTGCTTCCAATATTCAGGCCACACTGGTCCATGGTCC